AACCATGACAAATGTCATGGTCTATCAGCAGTACCGTCAAAGTCTAATGGGTTGGGACGAATCAGTTTCGCGTAGTACCATAGTGAAGCATGCACATCTTCTACCGGAGGGGCGCACCGCTTCGTCAGAGGAGATGTTCAATGCTATGCTCGGCATGACTAAGGAATCAGGTGCAATTCATCGAGCGGCCCTGGCGGGTGCAGGCCTTTTTGCTCCATACCTCTATTCTGCTCACTTGCAGCGTAGCGGGAAAAGCAAAAATGTCGCGCAAACGTTCGCTGAAAAGCATCCAGGACTTCTTGGTTCTGCAGGAGCCATTGGGGCGTACGCTGGTGCGCGAAAATTTGTCTAGCAGGAAGGGAGACGAAGGATGCCGACAGTAAGTGAAATCCTCGCGCAAATGCTCGAGGACACCAGCGCTCCTTCCGAAACCGAGAAAGCGGCAGCTGCTGTTGATGGTGGCGATGATGATGATGTTGTCGCTCAGGTTGCCAAGGAGTTGAATTTGACTCCTGAAGAGGCAGCGAAAGTTATCTCGGAGGTGGAGGAAAGCGAGAAGCATGCCGAAGCTGAGAAACTGGCTGAGGAAGCCACTGTTCTCGGTCGTTTCATGGCTCGTGGCTTCCTCGACGAGCTCCAGAAACTGGGCTCTGATTGGGAAATGGGCGGTGGGAAGAAAGTTCAGCAGCAAGCTGATGCTTCTACACCTCAGGAAGGTTCAAAGGTGCTGGCTAAGGTTAAGGCGGCGATTGAAGCCAAACATCGCCCCGATACCCCCACCAAGGACGTGGCAATGCAGAGCGTCGTGAAGAAAATCATCGCGACCGCTCGTAAGGTCAAACCCACTCCAGCACCCGCGACCGAGACAAACGCCTAACGGCGTCAGCAAAGGAGGAAGCGAATGAGCCTTGCTGAACTGTACAACGAGCGGTTTGGTTCTCCTGAGGCCGAGGCCAAGGTTGAAGTTGAGGCCGAGGGCGAGGGAATGACCAAGGAAGCCGCTGACGCCGCCCTCGATAAGGCCATCGAGGCGCTAAGCGAAGAGGATGCCGAGAAGGTTGCACAGGTTGTCTCGGCATTCACGGACGAGGGCCTGGAATTCGATCATGATCTGTTTAAGCTGGCTGCTGCTGCGCAGATCATCGACGAATACGCCGAGTACGAGGCTCAGGAAAAGACTGCTGCCGAGGAGATTGAGGCAGCTGGTCGTCTGATGGCTCGTGCTATGGCCGACGAGCTGGCCAAGATCGCTACTACTAGCGAGGAAGAGACTGTGGTGGAGGAAGAGGCTCCCAAGAGTCTTTCTGAGAAGCTCGCTGCGGCCGTAAAGGAAGAGGAGTAGAGGAATGAGGCGTCCCGGGCCCGAGAATCGACGGGCCCGGGACCTCCCTCGGAGGCGCGAGACATGGCTGCCAAGTCCGAACTAGCCAGGAAATTAATGCGGACTGGTATCCCAGTCGGTGTTGGCGCCTTTAGTTTCGGAGCTGGTTCGAAATTGCAGAAATTGATCGATAAAAGAAAATATGAACGGCAGGTTAAAGAACAAGAGGAGAACGCCAATAAAGTTATTGGATTAGTAGAAATGGCTCGCCAGAGAGCGCAGGAAATGAAGGGGACCAAATCATGAGCTTCACAGTGGATGAGCTTCTTGAGGCTGCACTTAATGAGTCTAAAAAGACTGAGCCTAAAGAGGTGAAAACCGATGAACCAAGTCAATATGCCAAACTTGCCGAAGCGCTCGAAGTTTCAGCGAAACTTAATGCTGAACCATCAAATCCAGAGCGTTTTCATAAGTTGGCTATGGCTGTGATTCTGGATGCCATCGGTGATCCTCAGGCTAAATCCTCCCTCGAAAAGCTCTCCGATTCGATCATCAAGGAGGCGCAGATTAGTGGTGGTGCCGCTAATGAAATGCGTGAACCTGGTACTATCGGTGAAATAACTGAAGGTACTGGGGTCCGGGTGATCGAAAAACTCAAAACTGATAAGAATCGGACTTTGTTCAAAAGACTGAAGGACGGAACTGCACAGGGTAGTAATGTCCCTGGGCCTGCAACCCAGACGAATTAATGTGGGAGGCAACATGGACCCCAAGGACAGAATCTTAATGGCCAAGGCTGCTCAAGCCATCAAGCAGCTAGAGGCGGACAATAAGACGCTGCGCACTAAATTAGAGGGACTGGAGAAGACCGCCAGCTTCGCACAGAACCTCAGTAAGCAGCTCGAATCTGCAAAAGTAGTGTTGCAGATGGTGGTCGATGGCGAAACGGATCCTGGGGATGCCCTGGAAAAATTCGGCGAGGTATGCAACCTCGACGGAACCCAGGTTGAGGAGCTCCTCAGGAAACAGGACGTCGAGAAGGTAGGGCATATCAAGGGTGATTCGTTCTCATCGGAAGCGGATCCCTTGGTTTCCTATCTGCTCGGCACAAGATGAACAGGAGTGAGAGCGAATGGCTAAGCAGGTAAACCTCAACATCACTAGCCCGCTCGAAATGGTCTTCCGTAAGTCTGTACCGATTGCGCAGTCCCAGACCATTCGTAACGGACAGTGGTTCGAGCTGGACGTCAATGGGAATGCCGTCATTGGCTCGGCGACAACCAAGACCTCGATCCCGCGTTTCTTGGCGTTCAATGACTCAATCGCCCCAGACGTGACAGGTACACTACCCGATGGGACTTCAGTCTCGAGCGGTGGCATGACCGGCCTGATTGGCACCATCGAAGGAAACGTGACATCCAACGGGTACGATGTCAACTACAACGGTTCTCCCGTTGCTGGTTCGCAGTTGACCGTGTACAGTGGTAAGTTGGCTGTTGCTAAGCATCACGATGCAGTTTACGCCTACGCGAAGGCGCCAATAGCTCTTGCCGACGGTCTCTTGTACTTCGTCGGTGTCTCGGGCTACGCTCTGCACGCCAGAATGCTTTAGCGAGCACTGAGGAAGGAAAGGAGATTAGAAAATGAACGAAGTCGATGCGGCAACCATCAACAGCCTCTTCTCTCAGGCTGTGAGCGATCCTCAGGAGCTACCTAAGCTCGCTGAGGCTGCTGGTGCTTTCATCAGACAGAAGCTACGTGAAGTTAGCTTCGCCCGCAAGATCCTCCCACCCGTGAGCGTCACCAAGGCGGACTGCCAGCGCTCAGAGGATCACGATGGACTGGTCAAGATCATAGACATCGAGCCTGACAGCAAGGCAATGGCGATCAACTGGCGCTCGGAGCCCGACGGCAGGTACGTCGAAGGCAAGCGTTACACGATCCCGTTCAGCACCATTTCCTCGGAGAAATTCGAGAAAACGGAGCAGGAACTGCTGGCTTACGAGATGCCTATCACCAGGGTCATCGAAGAGAACAGTGTCAAGGACATCCAGAAGATCGAAGACCTGAGGTTCCTCCAGTACATCGAGTCAGCGATTGGCGTTTCTGGTTTGAGCGCTATTGTGACTGACACCACTGTCACTCGCGTTGCGCTCAGTCAGCTGGCCAAGCTGCTCCCGGGCAAGGAAATCAGACTGGGGACGATCTTGATGCACGAGATCGACTTCGCTGACGTCCTCGCCTTCCAGGCCAAGGATGTCGGCGGCAAGATTGCTGCTGAGATCACTGTCGACGGGTACCGCTACCAGTCGATTCTTGGCTACAAACTGGTGACCTCGATCAAGAATGGTGTTGTGCCCGAAGGGACCATCTACGGCTTTGCGGAGCCGCAATTCTTGGGCAACTTCTTCCTGCTCAACCAGACCAAGTTCTGGATTGACAAGCGTGCCAACATGATCAGCTGGCAGGCTTGGGAAGACGTTGGGATGGGCATCGGTAACGTCAACGGCTGCTGCAAAATCGCTCTGTCGAAGGGCAGCTGAAGGTAGTGAGCAAGGGGGAAAGGGGTTGGTCCTAAAAAACCAACCCTTTCCCCTTACTCTAAGATTGGGGACTTAGAGAAAGGAAGTGCTTCGTGGCAAAAGTGCGAGTTCGAAACACCAGTAATACTAATCTTGGTTTTTCTTTCAGTTTCTTGTCCAAAGGACAACAGTGCATTATTAACGAGGGCCAAATTACCGATGCGGATCGTCGATTAATGCATGCCAAAGGTATTGAAGTCAGCAAGATCGAAGAAATCAATCCCGCCCCTGTTGCCTCGATGGTGAAACCTGCAGTGTTTGAAAAAAAGGAGAAACCTGTGCCCGAGAAGGAAGAGAGCGTTCCTAATGTGCCATCACACGATACAATGGTTACACCGGCTGATGTCAAAGCCCCAGATCCCGCAAAGCCAATTAAACTCGATGAACCAAAACCTGTACCCGTATCTGTACCAGCACCTGCGCCAGCGCCTGAACCAGTTAGCGCTGCACCAGTACCAGAAGTTAAAACAATCTATACTCGTGAACAACTAGAAGCCATGAATAAAGCCCAACTCAAGGGACTAGTCAAAGGCATGCAGGTTGATAAGCGCAACCGGAATGAGATGGTCAATAAGATTCTGGAGTCGCAAACCCTGAAGGGCTAACATGTGGCTTCCTACACGAAGCAACAATACGTAGGAATGCTACGTAAGTTCCTACGTGACATTGATGAACTCAACAGGCTTCTCGATCGGAAGGAGTCTTCGGATAATCAGTTGGAATTAGCATTGGATATGGCGATGGATGATTGGAATAATACTCCTCCGCCATTGTACATTGTTGATTATTCCAATTTTCCATCTCCCAATCTTCTATTAAGAGGCGCGGTTATTCAAGTCCTAACAAGTGCCGGAATCTTGTACAGTCGCAATAAGTTGGATTACAATGATGGTGGTATCGCTGTTCGCGTTAGTGATCAAGCTGCTGAATACATTGGTTGGCTAAACATGATCTATGTTGATTATGAAAAGAAAAAACTCGCCCTTAAGATGGCTATCAACCTAGCTGCTTGCTGGGGCAACGTCTACAGTGAGTACAGTCAGATCAATCTGGGGAGATGGTAATGCCCGATCTGACTGAAGAATACCCCAATCAGTATCCAGGTGATGCTGATAATCAGACGATCTCATCTGCCTTTGGCGCCAGCGAGTCTCCTGCCTCCAAAAGGAATAAGCTTAAGAGATTCGCTAAAGAACGTATCAAAAAGGCTGAAGAAGATTTCAGGGAAAAACACCCCTCAAAATGGACAAGAGCACAATGGAAACGGTACATCATAGGTGGATTGGCTGGAAGTGTAGCGGCAGCTTCTATTATAAGTGGAGGTAAAATGCTCAAAAATTTCCTGCTGCGCCGTTCCAAATCTTTAAGGAAACTGGTTCGTCCTAAGAAGATCTCTATTAAGAAACCGGATTTGTATGCTCCCACAGCCCCTCCTGGATCTGAAGCTACAACTATAGAGGAACTCCGGAAACGAATACTTGCCAGTTCCCAAACAGGAGGTCAGAAATACTGGACGTCACCATCGGAAAAGAAGTTACTGGCGGATCAGATAGCTAAGGCGAAGGGCAATGCTGGAGTTTGATTCCGTCTACGTCGAATGTTACGACTTAGACGCTCTCATTGCTGGGTGGGTGATCAAACCTACCATTGAGGACATCTCGCTCTATCGTTTCTCGGTGTGGAGGTCCAATACCCCGGATACTGGATTCACCAAAGTAGTGGATGGGCTTCAAAACCTATTCGCTTATAAGGATGCCGATATCGATCTGAAATCCAAGTGGCGTAAGTTCTATTACAAAGTCCAGGTTTATTTGGCTAGTGATCTCACCAAACTGGTGTGGTCGAAAGTAACCAGCTCGAATCTGAAACCAGATGTTTATGCACTCGAAATCATTAGGCGCAATAATCTGTTATTGAAAAACTTTGTTGGGCAATCCACCTATGCTTTTGTCCGCAGAACATGGGGACAACGATGCACGGCATGTTGGGACGCCATCAAACAACGTAAGACTCAATCGAATTGTGCAGTATGTTTTAATACCGGATGGGTTGGTGGATTTTTTGATCCTATCAATCTCAATGTTAATTTCAATCCTCCTCCAGAAATGATTCGTCATGCTCAGTTTGAAATACAACCGGAACAGACAGTTGCTTGGTGCTCCAACTTCCCTCCGTTAAGTCCCAAGGACATTTTGGTTGAGAGCGGCAGAAATAGGTGGAGGATCGTGCAAATCAGCAAGACAGAAAAACGTCGAACATTAGTGCATCAGGTCCTGCAACTCACCAAGATAAACCCGCAGGACATTGAATACACCCTGAAGATTCCAGGGAGTGAATAATGCCTGCTGCGGGGGAACTCCTAAAACAAGTCGGCAAAAGGCTGATTAAGCCTTCTACCGGGAAAGTCATTGCCCAAACTGTCGAAGAAGCTGCTAAGGGATTTCCTAAACCAGAGGGGTTCCTCAAAGATCCCGCAGGAGCCCTTTGGCGCAGTATAGCTCCAAACAAATTTCTTGCTACTAGTCGTAAGTTAATGACTGATCCTGTAGGAGCTATGCAGGCGGGTTGGAAGAGCCCTAAACTCACTAAAGGACAAATAGCCTTGATGTCTGCTTTCTCGGCACCGGATGTTATGGCGATCGCCAAAAATACACACGAACCCGGACAACCTGGTCGTGCCGAAAGACTGGGCAGTCTTGCTGGTAGCTGGGCAGGCATGACTGCCTATAGTCGTTTGCCCCTTCTAGGGAACATGTTGGGATGGACAGCTGGAGAATATCTAGGATCCAAAGCTGGAAAATTAGGCGGCAAATTATATGGCATGGCCAAGACTCCGTCTATGGCACAGAAAATGGAAGCGCCAAGTGTATCTTCACGAAGTCTAATGAAAGCCGGTGCAGATAAACATGAAAAATTACGCAGATTTGCCAAGAAGCAGATTCGCTTTCGTAATCGTGAAATTACGGATAATGCGAGAGTGTTAGGAGACATCCAAACCGTTACCTTCAGGGATCCTACTGGGGTCTTCGAGCGGCAAGTGGCGACAGAGAATCGTCCACATGCGTGAGGAGGAATCATGTCAGAACGGAAAATTACTTTGCGTGAATACCGGGCACACGCCGAAAGTAAATACGGCAAGAAGAGCGTGAATGAGACTGTGCTCAAGATGATGGATAAGGCCACTAGTGGCAAGGGTGCTACAAGGGCTGAATTTGATCGATTAAATGCCGGGATCAAAATTGCCCAAACTCTCGAATCCGAGCGTAGGCGTTAATCATGTTGATGAAGGTTATCGACCTTCGGCCCACGGCACGATCAGCCGCCATGGCTGATTACACTGATGCCAGCATTGCCAAGGAAAAGATTGTCACCAGCATAAAAGAAATCTGTTACTCGGGGATATTCAAACATCCAACTGGAAATTTGGCAAACTCAATTAAAGGGTATGTTGTAGGCAATACGATCTACATAATCAGTGACGTTCCATACGCCAAAGCAGTTGAAGAAGGAGTTAAACCCCATGTAATGTGGTATTTGTTAAACAAGACAATACCGATAAGAACCTTCTTTTTTGGACAACAGAGGTTGATTTTTCGCCGCGCCACGTTAAAATCATATCTTAGAGGAGGCTGGAGACACCCTGGTACTGAGGGCAAACATGTCTTCGCCCAGGGCATCGAGCAAGGGATCGCCGAGTCTGCAGAACAGATCGGTGACTTCGACGCGCAGGTGAGGGATGTCGCAACTTGAGTCTAGTGGAGACAAGAACATGAACTTGCTAGAAAAGCTGGCTGTCAAGGTGAAGCATCATAGTGCTACCGAACAACACGAAAAGGCCATGGCCAAGATGAAAATTAGTGTGGGAGAAGGGAGACCGAACATGAAAGAGAAAACCGCATCAGTTCTAACAACAGTCTTGGCTGGTCTTATGGAGAAAGTCGCCAATCGGAATTGCACAGGGTCGAAAGGTTAGCCTCATGATCTTTGCAAATAGGAGATAAAACATGGCCACAAAAGTCGCCGTACTACACTACGACATGCATAATCAAGATGGCATTAATGCCTATCAAACATGGTTGAATGATACAGTGCCTTCGCCATACAACATCATCAGTGTCTGGTACGATGAGAATCAAAGGATTCAGGTGGTGATCTACGATGATACACCTCCAAGTCCGTAAGCTCGACGAGATCATGCTCAAGGGCTTCTACGAGGAGCTCGAGAAGCGTAGTGCAGATCTTGCGTCTGGTGCGGAGGGCCTAGCCATAGGGGCACTGATTGGTGCTGCCTTGGGGGGAATAGGCCCTTTGCTTCTTGAAAAACTAATCTCAAGAAACCGTGATATTGCCATCGCTACCGGGGCTTTATTTGGTGCGGGCATGCTTGGCGCTGCAGGATTTGTGTTAGGCAAAAAGAGTCCTCCAGCTGTTACGGCTCAGATCGTAAGTGAAGAACCACCAGCTGTTCCACCTAGACATCAATACACTTTGAGGTGATACATGCGTCCTACCTCCTTAGCTAAAGATCTGATCCTGAAATTTCTTCAGGATCTCTTTAGCGAAGCCGCGTTGTATGACGGGAAGAATGAATATCGATGGTCTTTGGATATGGCTGTGTCAAAGATCCTCATTGCCGATGCGTACACTGAGGATCTCGAAGAGATGGAAAAAAGGCCAGCCATCGTATTGCGTCGCGGCAATACTGGTTGGATGAACACATCCTTGGAGAACCGGTTAACAATGTCGTTCCGTACTGGGTCCAGGACTTTCAAGGACATGATTCACACTGATCTGACTGCAGAGTGTCTCTCAAGAAACGGTCTTGAGGCCGAATTCCTGGCTGACCTGGTCTTCCAGGGCATCAGGTTCTTCGCCTTGCAGATCCGCCAAAGGGGAGCCTTCTGGGTGGACAGTGTGGCAATTGGCCCTGAAACTCTAATCCAGTCGGATTCTCAGCAGGAGCTCACTGCTGTTCCAGTAGGCATAAGGTTGTTCTTCCATCAAACTTGGAAGATTACTCCATCGGCGGAGACGTTGCGCAAGATTGAGTACAACCTTAAGAATGCCGTGGATCAACGTGTGTTAGAGGCTGCTGAGGCGTCAATACCGGTAGTCCAGCCTTAGGAAGCGAGGAGGAGGAGACAATCATGGCCGTAACGACTGGCACGATCCCAAAACCCGACGTATTTGTTCAGCAGGTCTTTGAGCAGGTATCACCCACACTGATTCCGCCTGCTCTTCCTGCTTGCATCGTCGGACTCAACAATCAGGTGATCTACAAGAAAATGGCTGGTCCGTACGACAGCGCAGCGACAGATTATGCGTACCCTGATCTGCCGTTGGATGCACAAGTGGACAAGTCAGGCGTGTTAGTCTACCTCACTAACAAGTGGGGCACATTCCAGCTCGATAAGAGCGATTACATTGCTGATGATAGTTTCGTGACTGTGGATGATAATGCTACTGTCACCAGGAATGTGACTTTGACATCTGGCACCGGAGTCACCACTTCCACAACCAGTCTCAAACCCTTCTATCTATTGAATGAGGTAAATGGCGAAACCGGTCCTGGATCCGTGATGAACACCTTCAGAGATATCACGGTTGATTTCACCGACTATAATCTCAGGGCTGGGGACATGCTCTTTCCTATGTCTGGAACCGACAGTGGTCTGCAATTTACTATCGTTACGGTCTCGACCCACACAATGACCGTGACCCCTAGTTTTAATGCAATCGAATCCGGGATTTTGTACCGTATTGTTCGCGAGGATGCTACTGATGGCGTTACTGTTGCTGGTTCGATGGTATTCGCGAGTGCCACTTCCCTGTTTGTTACAGACAATATCAAATCGGGAATGAGCCTTTATATTCTCGAAGGTGCAGACGAAGGGATCTATAGTGTTGCGGCAGTCACTGACGAAACAAATTTAGTCATCGCTTCCAAGAAAGGTTTTGCTGGTTTCAGTAATGCTACTGGTCTAAAGTTCAGAGTGACAGGAGATGGCAGTACGTTCACTGATGATGCTGCTGATTTCCTGAGTGACAATGTTGCTCCTGGAATGACTTTGATAATCGAATCCGGAGTTAACGCTGGAAGTTGGCGGATTGAAAAAGTCATCAGCGATATTGAGTTGAACCTCAATCAGATTCTACTTAATACCGAACATACCGGAGCGACCAGTGGATCTACTTTCACCGACACCGGCAAAGATTTTTCTGATCTCGGTGTTAAGGTCGGCGATATTCTGGTCGTGGAAGATGGAGCGGCACCCCCAGAGGTCTACGGCGGGTACAGCATTACGGTGGTTGGCACTGATACTTTGACTGTCAGCCCTGCATTTGCTGGAGTAGAGACCGGTCTGGATTATCGCGTTGTTCGGAAATTCACCAATGCCAATAACGTGTCCTATCATATTGATGATACTACTGACTTTGCAACTGGCAATATCTTGGTCAGTTACACGGCTCGCAGGACCGACAATGTTGATGATCTGGTTGCCGTCCAGAACGTTGATGATGTCATCAGCAAACTAGGACCGATCGTTCCCGAGAACCCTCTGGCATTTGGTGTTTGGATGGCCCTGGTAAACACGGACAATATCGTTTATGCCACGGCCATCGAGAATGATTCAGTCGAGGATTGGACTGCGGCTACTGAGTTCCTCGAGAGTCGTGAGGTTTACTGTATCGTTCCTCTGACCCAGGATCCTGCTATCCACCAGATCTGGAATGCACACGTTACTCAACAGTCAGCCCAGGAGAACAAACACGAGCGCATTGTGATGATCAACCGGTTACTCTTCATCTATGAAACCAAAGCCAGTGGCACTGAGGGCTGGGTGCCGGACATTCTGACCTTCAATGCTGATGATGGCGATTTCATCAATGAGGAAGTCGCTCCCGGTATGATTGTCAAGATTCTGGATCCCGATGGCGTGATTCTGCACGAGGCCAGAATCGTTCGCGTTAACAATGCCACTACGCTCGAACTAACCAATCCTGGCTTGCCGACTTCTTCTTCCCACGATCTGATCTGGAGGATCGACACCAAGGACTATGATAAGTACGAACAGGCCCAATACATTGCAGATTATTCCAAGGCCTTCTCCAACCGTCGTGTATTCAATGTTTGGCCAGATGTCGGCCAGATCGAATATGAGGATGATAGAACCGGCGATGATACGTTTGACACGACTTCAGCCAATAAGACTGGTAATCTGCCCGGTTATTATCAGGGATGCATTGTATCGGGCATGATCACCTTCTATCCTCCGCAGCAACCCTTTACTAATGTTCCAGTCACTGGACTCATTGGTCTGGAACACTCGAATGAGTATTTCAATCCGAGTCAGCTCGATATCATCGCAACCGGCGGCACTTACATCTTCGTTCAGGATACGCCTACTGCTCCTTGTTATTGCCGCCACCAATTGTCGACGGATGTGACTCTGATCGAGAAGAGAGAACTCTCGATCACTAAGGACGTTGACTGGGTTTCGAAATTCATTCGTAATCAGTTGCGTCCGTACATCGGCAAGTACAATATCACTACGATTTATCTCGAGATGTTGTCGACCGTCGTTCATGGGTTGCTCAGGGAATTTACTGAAAACGGTCAATTGATGAACGCCAATCTGGTCTCACTCGAACAATCAACCGATCAGCCCGATACTGTCTTGGTGACCATTGACATTCTGGTTCCGTACCCAGCCAACTACATCCGCGTCACGTTGCAGATCTAGGCCCGGGCGAATGAAGGAGAACTGAAATGGCTCAAAGCAACAGCGGAGTAACGACCTCCCTGAGCACTTGGGAGTTCTGGCAAAACCATGTCCAGGCCGATCTGCAGGGCGGTCAGTTTGTCAATGCGGCAACAACTTTGATTGCTGCTGGACCTCCCAGATTAAGTCAGGCTAATTCGGGACCCGAATTAGATGTAGACAGAGCGGGTGCTGATGTAGCCTTCCCTATTGGAATCGTCGAGAACTTTGGTCTGAATCAGAATAAGATGATTCAGAAAATGTTCGAGATCGGTTCCAAACGTGCGTACCACATCCCTGGTCGCACAGTTGGTGCCATTACCCTCGGCAGAATTCTCTACTGGGGTCCTTCCCTTCTGAGAGTTCTGTATGCTTACTATCCTCCAACCAAAATGCCTCCAGGTGCAAACAAACTATCAAAAGCTGATATCAAAGGACCTCCGCCTAATCTAATCGCGCCAATTAAGGATACTGCTGGTTATGGACGTGCCCTTAATAATCAAAATCCCAAAGGTCAGAACACTGACTTCTTCATCAACCTGGCTTCTGATTTATTTGATCATCCTCTGGGACTCATGGTGTATCTGCGCGATGCTCAGGATCAGGCATATGGGGCTTTCTATCTCGAGGACACTTATCTCCAGGCGCACTCCTTTAACGTAAATGCCTCTTCAGTTCTCGTTGCTGAAGGCGTGAGCGCACAATACGATAGACTAGTCCCGATCAATATCGTTACCGTCAAATAGATTACGAGCTAAAAATGGGGCTCCCCCAAACGGAGGAGCCCCTTTTTCTTGAATCACAAGCACGAGGATGTCGCGTGTTTAAGAGCACTCCCCCCAGGGCGTTCGCTGGATTGGGGGATTGAGGACTGCGCTATTGCGCGTTGGCCTTTTAGATCAGGATTGATCACGACACGTGGGTTTGATCCGGCGCATTCAACGCACCACATGGCCCATTCGACCTCCTCCCTTTCTTGTAGGTAGTGCATACCATGCACCACCCAGGCCTGTCCTGTTCCAGCGAAACGTCTGGTAACAACACTGCTCCTGCACGCGACGTTCCTACGTGAAGAGCACAACCAATCGCCTTTTGGCAAGCAGTTTTGCAGGAAAGCGAGGCAGACAATTTAATGGTCTTCCTTTTGAGACCTTTCTGGCATGACATTTGTCATGGTCCTTTCTTGCTGTCTGCCACCTCCTGCTTGCAGAACTCGTGAAACCACTCTTGATCTTTCCTGGCTGCCTCCCGATTGCCCTCTGGCAAATCGGAAACATCTTTAGCCCATGTTCCCATCTCGGGCAGTGCAGCCTCGGCCTCCATCAGGAATTGTTGGTAACACGAGAAGTTGTATCCCTTTTCTGTCTCTACTAGGCGGTACACCAAAGGATCGTACTTCTCGTCGCCGTACTTCTGGATGCCTTTTGCCAGTTCTTCTACCATCCTCCTCACGATGATAATAAGCGCGAGTCGTTTATTGACATCGGCACGCAGATGCAGACTGTATCCTTGATTTCTATAATTTCCTCTGTCTCGACTCCAGCTATTACTTCGCGGAATCGAATCAGCAATCTGCTCTTGGAGGACCGAATGTCTTTCGAGAACTTTGACAATCCAACTCTCCAACGTGTATAGGCGAACCATGCCAGTTTTCCTTGGGTATGCTTTGATGTGCTTTGCCCTTAAGTCGATGCGGCTACGCTTTTCATCCACTTCGACCCTGAAGAGAGGCATTTTTTCGCTCTTCTTATTTGCGTGTTCCCAAGAGAACTGACTGTCGGTTTCTGTGAACTTGATGGCTGCTCTCTTTGCAGCAGCGGCAGTACTTGTGGAGATCGGACCAATGGCCAAGTATTCATGACCTGCATGAACCTCGTCAGCTATGTTTTCTTCGATTTTCCATCCGATCCCGCCACGAGCATCCAAGACTTCCTGAGAGAAAACGATATAAACTTGATGACCATCCCTGTGATAGGAGTACCAGTTGGGATGATATTTGATTTCTTTCCCAAAGAAATGGAGAACAGCCTGCATAATCAGTTGATCATTACTGTGGGGATCGTCTACCGAGATGAAGGCCACTTTTTCTGCTGCAAGGATCTCGGAATTGGTTTCGAGGATCCTGAACGTCTTGCAAAGAGGTTGATCCTCAAGGACCTCTAGGGCTATTTCTTTACTCACGGCTTGGGACCAGGGAGAGCTTTCTGCGCGGTCATGCCGAACATGGTCCGCCCTTCCGGAGTCGAAAGCATCATCTTCTCGTAGAGAGAAGCCATGTCCTCCTCCACTTCCTTGGGGACTGCCATGAGTTGCTTCTTGATGGCCACGGCCTCTTCCTCGAGCTTCTCGATCTCTTTCCTGATGTGTTCGATGAAGAGATCCATCTTTTTCAGGGTACTGGGAACCGAGATGATCTTGCACGTGGTAATAGATCCACGCAAGAAAATCTTCATGTTGGCAACTTTCGCCCGAGGGTCTTCCCAACCGATATCCATCTGGAGTTTGAGGCCTGGCTGAATACCTCTTGCGGTCTTCCGGGGTATATCCTGAACAGCTTTGTTGACAACGAGCACCTTGTCTTTGATACCGAGGTACCTGGTCAGCACGGAGAACCCATTCCGCATCTCCTTGAACTTCTGGTCAATAATCTTGCCGCTGGTTTCCTTGCGAAGGGCTTGTGCCGTCTCGAGTTCGTGTTTCTTGGTCTCGATATCGTTCAACTTGGCATCATATTTGGGCTTGATCCTCTGTTCCCTTCTGACCTTCAGGACCTTTTCCATCTCCTGAGGGCCTACCTGCGCCTTGAAGGAAACATCAAACTTCTTGAGGACTTCTACCTGTGGTGCTTGGCCCATCTTTTTCTCCTTCGCCCATCCACTGAATCTGACTCTGATGCGGGATCAGAGTCTACTTGATGATGCGCACTTCGTGAACCCAAACTATCTTGGCGAAATCTTTGGCGGTGTCAGGATCATGCAGTTTCATCATTCTCCGAAGTTTGGGAATACTGACAACCCTCTCTGTGACAGCATTCCAAACTTTGTAGAGCTTAAGGGCTATTTCATCGGGTTCGAGGCAACGGCGACCAACATGATAGACATTGAGGATCTTCTCATCAATTCTGGTGACTTTCAGAAAGATCTTTCGGGCTCTTTGTAGTTTCTTAGCCGTTTTGACCCATTGGTCATGAGCCCTCAAGAACCCCTTGGCAGCATCCTGTTTTGACATCGACATGACGCATCCTCCAGGAACCATGGTAAACATTGACTGTTGGAGTCCTCCTGGGAACACTAAGAGAACAGCCAATGTTTACCACTCTTTACAACCATCTTATGCCATTTTTTAAGGTGTTTTGACTCTAGCCTGTGGCGTCTTTTTCCCTTTATTTCGACGTGTTTCTAACCATTGTTTTTCTTCCACAACAAACTTAGCCAAACTATTCCAGGGCCATTTATTTTGTTTCATAACAGGCAAAGCCTCTATTGATTCTGACATGAATTCAGAATAGATATTGGCGGTTCTTCTCCAACCTTTCCTCCAGGCTGCCTGGCCATGTAACTTGAGAATTATTCTTTTGGCTGCCAATATTTGCGCGGCGTAGAACTCGCGTCGTGGTGATGTATCGTATGACCATTTCATATAGTACACAAGCTTGCGCATGTCATCTTGACTGTGAATACAACCCTGCATGATCATCAACATCTTGCGGAGTTCATGTACATACATGAATCCATGCTTATGGACCGAATTAATGAATGGCGGCACTTTTTTCTGTGGAGAGAGCGTCTTTGCTCCGGCAGGATCATAACGCATCACCATGAATTCGCCATCATATTCGATAACGAAATCACCATCGGCAATTTTACCAGCTTTCTCGAAATCGTATTGAAAGCACTGTTTGCCATGAGCCACAATTACGGGTGTGCCCTGTTTGGCTAATTCTTTGCACTTCAGTATAGCCTTCTCCCGATGGTACATTCGCAATGGATAACTTAGAAATGGATACCTATAGATTGTGACTCCAGAAATACTTTCTACTCTAAAAAATCCTTCTGGAACTGGATATTTATCACAAAATTCAGAACAAAGTGCTACTTTGACATTATCTTCATCTGATGATTTGGTTACCCTAATTGGACCTTCGAATTTCAAGGTTTCGTCGAGATTCATCGCTCGCCATCTTTCCTTTACAATCGGACTATTCTCCACAAAACAACCCATAATCACATGAGTTTGCTCAAATCGTTTCAGGGAGCGCAGAGAGTAAAGCATGAGTTTTAATCGTCTCCTTAATCTTACGAATCGCCTCTCTTTTTAAGATCTCAAGTTTATGTTTGCGCTTGATTATAAAATCTGGTACATTTAACTTCATTACATGATCAAAATTGCCATTTGGTCCAAGAAGGAACGTCATTCGTATTTTAAACTGATTTTTATAAGTAAGATAAGCATCACCCGGGTGCATCGTAACTGCGGTTATGTCGAATTTCTTCAGCGTCCGGATGAGTTCCATTTTCCTTGGTTTCAACTGGATGAAAGCCGAGCATTTCAAGCCTTTTGAAATATTCTCTTCTGCTGATGCCAGCATTTGCTGTAATTTGGCCACTCGGTTTTTCAGCTTTGCCAATTTCTTCTTCAGTCTGTTTCTTGTTGTCGCTATTTCCCGACTGAACTGGCGCTCTTGCTTTATCAAATTTACGCTCCTTTCGGATCTCTTTTAAAACTGATTGAGTATGAAGACCTGCTTCTCTTCGGTTGCGGACAAGTTTTAAATTATCCATGCCATCATCATCAGCTTGAAGATTCCCATGGATGACCCTCTCGCTAGGAAGCAGAAGACGCCCTAGTTTCTGCTGCATGAAGTATCTGGATCGTGTTATTTTCTTCATTCGTCCATCTGTACCTCGATATTTGACATACCAACTCTTCGATGGTTTGTGGTAAAATTCGAGATAATCAATCCTGGGTGGTTTCTCTTTACGGTTCATTAGACGTATCTTCTTGGCAGTGAGTCCTCGAGTAACACAGACTTGACGTACCCATTCTCTTGAACATCCAATTTCTCTGGCTACGACAGACATGTTTCCAATACGTATGACGCGACGAATAATATCTTCATGAGTCATTGAAAACCTGCTCTTATGAGCAACGGGAATTCTAAATCGTCCCATGAGTCTACAAATCGTAGCTTGAGTAGTATGGTAAATGTTCGCGATCTTTACTTGAGTCTTTCCTGCCCGTTGGCGCACAAGGATAGCCCGCTGATCAGGCGGAAGTGAAAGAAATGCGTTACGGCTTTTTCTTCGGGACATCGATCGCTCCTATGACAGCATCGCAGATGTTCGCTGCTTGCTTTCTACCGGTCTCCGAGAATTCTCCAGAAAATTGAATGACCAAAGATTTCAGGATCTTGGCGGCTTCTAACATGGAAGCTCGTTCGTCGGGTTCGTTGGGAATGATTATGGTAATTTTCTTCATGTTCAATCCTCCTCTAGTTCTTATGACCTAAAAAACTGAGGAGAGACGCGTATGCCGGAGGGGGGACCCTCAAACGGCACAACGTTGGTCTCTCCCCAAACTGGAGCCCCTGTCCTGCCTTTATTCGGCCGGGTCAGCGCACTGATGCACCCCGCCAACCGAGGCTTGCCGGAGCAGGGGCGTTCGTGAAAAAGTAACGGGCTGGTGGCCGTGCAATCTGCATTGCGGAATGAGTGCAGGAGAATCGCAACACAGTTCCCACGATTTAACTCTCGCACCAGCCCTCTACTTCCTTAATTATCCCTGGTGAGTTCGTACTGAGCGATCTCCTGGAGATGTTTCTTGAGCGTGCTGTCCCGATAGATGCTTCCCATGATAGCCAGCGCCTCAAGTGTCGGCTGGGTCTTGGGGAATGGATCGATATTGTGTTTCTTGCAGCAGGGCCCACAAACAGCAATTGCACCGATCATGTCCCCGGCCGCACGAGCATCCCGATCGAGGAACTTAAACATCCATTTGTACTGCTTGGCATCCAGCAAAAAGATGCAGCGCTCCTTCGCCGCCATGATCTGATATTGCGGATCGAAGATATTGACCGGCTTGCCAGCAGCAATCTCCGCTTTTTCCATGTTCTTCAACCGGGTCAAGAAGTATTCCTGTTGCTGGAGACCGGGCGCACCACAAGCCCAGCACTTGGGCAGAAAGTTCGCGGTACCGGAACTTCTTGGCGGTGGTTGCATGCCCTTCAACTGGTTCTCGTGGCGCTTGTGCGCTTCCAGACACTCTTCCATATGCGCGACATTCTTGAGATCTTCGGCTTTCGCGACCACGCCTTCATGCTTCTTGCAGGCTCTCTTGCCATCACCAATAAAGTAGGTGGATCCTTTGGTGACCAGCATGTTGCAAATGGAGCATGTGCACATCTTCAAGGGCATTGCGCTTCTCCTTTCTCTCCCCATCACTTGGTTTTGATCTTGCGGATGCAACGATAATACTGCGATGCATCCGTATTGATTTCCGCACGAGAGACTAATACAAATTTGTATGCAGGAATCAGTGCAAGCCTATCGCCCTTGCGGGTTTTGCCACTGATTACTGCCTTCCATCCTTTGGGGATCGGGATCTTGGGAAGATCAGTTTTCACTTGAAGCTTCTTCATGTTTCCTCCTACTTCCAGATCGCGCAGTAGATCACATAGAACCAACTCGTGATCCCGTGTACAATCGCCCACAGGATTGAGTAATTGAAGTGATACGAAAGCACCATCGCCAGTGCGCATCCGAACCCTATCCCAGACCTCACCGTAGAGTAACCACGGGGCTTATTTTCCATCTGTTGTCTCCTTTTTCTTCATCTTCGCTATTTGCAAATCGCGAACGGTATTGCACATTGACGAGGAACATCCGGCTCCAATTGCCAGAGATTCCATGTACTGGATCTTTGCTGCTTTGGGAGCGTCCTCTAGGATCCCGCACCAGTACCTGTCATCATGGTACCTAAGTTCAGGACAAGGAGGTTTGGGACCATGTTTACTATAGGCAAGCAGACAGAGCACTTTAGAACAACAGTAGCTAACCGCACCCGACACAGGGAGCGACATCAATAAATCCGCTTCCCATGCGGGTGCTAAGATCCCTTTCCTTCTTGGGCCTACTCATGAGTTTCTCCCTAACTGTTATTCTTATACCAGATTACTAGCTAAATAAAGGCCATTCCTGGCCTTGTTATTTTCTCATGTCTTCGGTAACTTTCTTCTGAATGGTACGGCCTAGTTTATCTTTGACAACTTCGACAGTGATTTTGCACAGAGTTAACCTGTCTTTGCCAACATGGAGATAGGGTCGATAAGCTGGATCGTTTGGAGGATGTCCTAAATGGTTTGGCAATGTCCATCCAAGTGTATCTCCGCCTTTCCACCGTCCAACCCATCCATAACTTACGGATTTATTACGTCCAAAAATGGTTTTTCGTTCTGGTCGGGGTTCTCTTTTGAACTTGGCTGTGCGGTTTGACGTGTTGGTTCCTCCGGGAACTTTTTCTTCATTGCTGCTTTCACGCGCTCGAGAACCGGACCGTTCTCATCAACCCACTTCTGAGCAGCTTTATCGCCATCTGGATGCATAATGCACACGACTTTGCCTGGCGGTTCATCCGGAGAAGCCAAGAAATTCATTCCAATTACAAAGGTGACATTGCATGTAATCATATCGACTTCGACTGGAACGTAACACAGTAGATCTTTGCTACTCATCCTGGCATCCACACTCCAGTTTTTCCACAAAGATTTTGTCATTTTCGTCTCTTTTTCTTGGGTGTTTCAGTCTTAGAAATTTTCGCAGTGCAAACTTCTCCAGATTTCGAAGTGCAAATAGGCCCTGTCCATGCGAATGTGTAACTATTGGTGTTCCGCGATGTGGTTGCACCCATTATGACTTTGGTTTTGCCGTGATTCGGCAGATCATTCAGATCGGGCCTCGTCTCACTAAAATGAATCATGGCATGAAGTCTCCACATGGCCATAGCCAAATGATCTTCATCGTCATGACCCTCTTCAAATTGGGTGATGTGTCTTTTGGCCGAATTAAGGAGACGACTGAAGGGGATGCCTTTCTCCCAAGTTCTATCACCTTGATGTTTGGCGCCCTGCTCACAGACTGCAGCCAAACGACGGATCGCAATGGGAGAGATTAGATCATAGCGGCCTCTACCCTCCTGACTGTCTGCGGTGCCCCCATCAGGATAAACATCTTTCTTACCGCTGTGTTTTACCCGGTACTTCTTCTCCATGCTTCGCCTCCAGTTTCTCCATCCTTTTTTTGAGCTCCTCAATGTCTTTCTTGAGCGGCTCAACATCCTTAGCTACGTCATGCGAGTATCCCCATTTATAATTCAACCAACGTTCTGCATGCCAACAACCATAGATGAGTCCTCCGATGGCAGCAAGCAATCCAATGAAAAACGCGATCCTGAAACAAACCCAAAATACAGTAGATTTCCTCTTCCTGCTCTGTCTTATCAGATACTCCCTTTCTTGGGCTTGCTTTTTAATGGTGTCGTCATTTTCTTCCTCGTTTAATTCGTTTAAGCCGACTGTTCCGTGTGCTGCGCAATATGTCTTTTGATCGGATTCTTCTTTGCTTAGACCTGTCGTATCTGGAGTTTTTTCTACCATGGCGCGTTCTCCTCGTGCATCTTGATTGCCAAGTTAGCGAAATACGCAGCCAAATTATTTAGGATGTAATCTCTTTTTTGTTTCGTCAGCGTTTCGATATCATGGACTCCAATCCTAGTTAAAGCACCGTCTATTTTTGTTTCAAGATTCATAACAAATTCTTCAAACAACTTCTTGATTGAACAATCTTTGCACTCACATGTCTTGGCATTGACAAAACCGCCCGTGATAGGTATCGCCGCATTGGGCGCTACATGGCCCCTCAGTATCGTTCTGTAAGCCCTGGCGCCAAGTTTGCTTCTTGATCGAGACTTCCTAGCCATCAGGTTTCTCCTCGCCTCTCAAGTGAATTGTACAGTTTTGCTATTTGGGCGTCAAGGTCTTTTTAGACTGATTGTCATCTTTATACAAAGTAGTCTTGTTGTGTTGCTTGAGATACGTAGCTCCCGCGATTAATATGATTGGATTATCTTTAGCACAACCTAACATGCGATTACAATGACCACACAATAAACCGCGAACTGTCTTAGAATTGTGATCATGATCTATGTGAAATCTCCTTCCATTTCTTGTTTTTGATGATCCGCCTTTACATATTGCGCATTTATAATCTTGAAGTTTCTCCATTGCTTGATAATCATTCAAGATAATACCATATTCTCTTCTCAAGTATTGAGATCGCGCTTT